AGTAGAAGACTCTCCAGCAATAGCAGTAATCTTATTCCCAGATACACCACCAAATATGCTACCTGAAACCAGTGCATTAAAGATGTAAGAACCCGTGTCAACATAAGTCTCAGTCTCATCAATATCGGAAGCAAGTTTTGTATACTCACCACCAACTTCTTTTACAATTTCTTTAAGAAAGTCCATAGTCATTTACCATTTTGATATTTTAATTTAAACCAATAAGCCCACAATTTATTATAAAGTTGGGTATTTGATTTAATAGATTGGAGTATATATTTAAACTCGTTCTCTGTGATTGGTAAGTTCATACCACCAAACCATATTGCTCTCGTAAGATTTTTTTATAAGGTAAACCTTGCTCTCTAAGTTCTTTTATCAGTTTAAGTTTATGATAAAGTGCTGCATCTCCACCAAATCCAAGAGCACTTACAATTTTTTTTAGTTCTTCATCGTTAATAGGAAGATCCATTAGGCAAAAAATAGTTCAAGGTTTACAGTTTTTTCGACATTCCATCCAATTGAATCGAGAATGGACTTAAGCGGGTCTACAAAACTCTTTTCAAATTGTAAGTCATAGTCTATGTATTTGTCAAGTCCAAGTTCCTTTGGAAAATCTTGAATGAATGAAATTACATTCTCCTGAATAATGTTTGGTTTTTTCAGAAAAATAAACTTGACTTTTTCACCATTTGAAATAAGAGAATACTTATTTGTCAGTTTCTTTTCTTTTATATAATGATTAAAAAGAAGTGCTCCACGAATATGAATGGGAGTTTTCTGAGCATAAATGGTTGCTGATGAATGATACTTACGAACATCAGACGCAGTTCGTGGAAATGCAATCTGTTCTGGAGGTAAAGACTTAAACTCTTCACGACACTTATCAATGAAGTTAATTACATCTTCTTCGGTCCCACTCATCATCAGTTTGAGACCATCTTTAATCATCTTGCGACAAGGTGCAGGAGTTGATGACTTAACTGCCTCAATACCCATCATCTTGAGTTTAGGTTCTTCATAACGAACACCTTCACTATCCCAAACATTTAGGATATATCTCTTTTTAGCGGTCCAGATTCCACGTTCGGCAATGTTTTCACGCTTCATCTGCATCTTCTGGTCATAAGCATTTACATACTCAGCCAGTTCTTGGTAGCAACCTTCAATATACTTTTCAAGTTCCACCTGACAGACCTTATCAAGGAACGAAACAATGCCTTCAGTAGTTTTCTCTCTTCCCTTGAATATACGTTCAACCAGAGGACCCATATTAAGATAGATAGAGTCAGTATCTGAAGCAATAACATAATCAACTCCATCAGTTTTCAAAAGTTTGTTGATATAGGCATTCATCTTGTCTTCAATCCAACGGATAGAAACCTGACCAGACAAAGTGATTGCCTCAGCATTTGCTAGTTTGTAATAACGGAAATACTGATTGCCGATAGCACCATAAGCAGAGTTAAGTTGAATCTTCCTCGCCATTTGGATGTTGTTACACCGAGCAATCTCCTTTTCCAAGTCTTTTGTCTTTTTCTTTTCATACTCTTGTTTGGCAGCAAGCATTTTCTTTTTATAGATGGTGCGGTCTCGATAGATTTTTTCCATCAATTCTGGTAGAAATCCCCGCACATCCTTACGGAACATTGCCCCGTTAGCACATACTGCCTTGTCCTTATACATTTCAAATGTGATTTCCTGATTCAGTATTTTATCTACAGTTACTGATGGATGCCTCTCATCCAGAAGTGTTTCTGGTGAGATATTATACTGCATAATAAGGTGAGGATATAGCGAGTTGAGGTCAAAAGATACAACCCAGTCATATTTTCCAGGAATAGGTTCCTTAACGTATGCACCAGCATACTTAGAGTCTTTATCAGAACGCTCTTTGGGAGGAATCACAATGTTCCTCTTTTTCAGATAGTTGTAGATAATAGTATCCCACATTCTAACCTGTGAAAACACATCAGCATAGTTTGCTTTTGCGTCATAGGCCATGGTGATTGCAAGTTCAATCAGTTTCATCTTATCTTCCAGACGGTCAACAAGTTCCACGTCAATGATGTTGTATTCTACAAACTTTTGCCAACCTTTGGTATAGAAGTCCTTAAAGGTATCAAACTCAGAGTGGTCCAGTTTTTTCTGACCAAGTTCTACATTTGCAATATGATCCAGACGATAAGACTCTTGTGCTTTATAAGTAAACTTTTTATAAAGATTCAGATAATCGAGTTGAGTAATACCACCAACATCGTAAGAAATGTGCTTACGACCAGCAATATAAATCTCAGTCTCAGTTACAAGTCCCCAAGGAGAAATGCGTTTCATCAATTTCTCACCTAGAACACGATCTAGACGACGAACAAGATATGGAATATCATAAAGCTCGCTGTTCCACCCAGTCACAACTTCTGGAGTATTTGTTTCAACCATCCACCAGTTGATAAAGTCGTTGAGAAGATCATATTCGCTGGAGAAAGAACGGTAATCAACATTCTTCTGCTGATTCTTGAAAGGACCTTGCCCCCAAGTGCGAATTTTCTTGGATGAGTAATCTTGAATAGTAATGAGTAGAACTTCCTCAGCGGCAGACTCTACATCAGGGAATCCGTTTTCAGAGGCAACCTCAATATCAAGAGTGGTAACTTTGATATTAGTAATATCAAACTTGAGTTCCTCTTCAGGATACATTTCAGAGATATACTGATAGATGTATCCAGTATTTCCATAAATTTTAAAGTTTTCTACTCCATCATATCTTTTTACAAACTCACGACAGTCGCGAACAGAACCAGGTTGAACCGATTCAACATATTCTCCATTCAGAGTCTGATATTTAGTTTTCTTTTGAGAAGGGACAAAAAGAGTCGGGTTAAACTTCTCCCGAGTCATGAAATGTTTTCCATTTTCATAACCACGGACCAAGAAGTGATCCCCGACCATCTGCACGTTTGTATAAAATCGAAGCGACATCAGGCGGTTAATTCAAGATACTTTTCAACAATTTCTTCTTTTGGATCCACAATGGTAAGGATACTGTCCGAATGAATCATCATTTCTCTCTGATCAGTTACATCAGGCCAAGGAGTAAGATTTCCTTCGGCGTCAATGCGGAAAGGATTAATGAGTTTACAATCAGGCTCTCCTAATTCAGAACCAACTTCGATAATCTCAGTAACAATTACATTATCAACTTTCAACAAAAGACACTTAACTGTTTTGTCCATTTACTCTTTCCTCATAAAGATCTTTAACTGAATTGAGTGGCTCAACGATAGTAACAACCCAATCTAACGGAACTAAAATTTGGTCATCTTGTGTTAAAAGAATCCATGATGATAAAGATACTTCGATTTTAGCATCATAGTCTACCTCTTCAGTTAAAAGGATAGACCTTTCTGTAAGAACCTTGTGAGGTTTATTGAAAATATATCCACAAGGTTTTTCATCAGAAACAATTTCTTTAATATCAGAAATAATTGTTTCGCCGGACTTCAATAGCGCAAGTTTGATTGACATTTTTATCTTCTTCCTTCAAGGTATTATACTCAAAAAAATGGGAGGTGTCAACTGGATTTTGCCAGTTACCTCCCTATGGCATAGCGCCGACGATATTCAATTGTATTTAGTCGCCATTACCATTTCCACCATCACCAGCACCACTTCCAGGATTTATTGGGACTGCCCTACCAGAAGAAACTTTTTGAGTTTTTCCTTTCATATAAACTTTATGTGGTTTTGCTGCTGGATATGAAATAGTTTTTATTTCATTAAGAAATTGGTGGAAGGATTTCATTTTTATTTTTATTTAGAGATAGTCCTTACGGGCATGATGCTCCGGTACTATTTTCCCAAGTACGATCCGTAGAAGTCCGTCTTCAAATGCGACTTCCCGGACTTCTGTGTCGTCGGATAAAGTCCACGCTCGTTTAAAACTTCTGCTAGCCACTCCCTTGTGGATAAACGTCCTATCCGATTCGGCATCTGCTTTTTGCCCTTCGACAAAAAGTTTTCCATACTCTGTGAAAACATTGACCTCTCCTCTCTTGAATCCTGCTAATGCGAGTTCCAAATGGGATTCAACATTATTTATTTGAACCAGATTATATGGGGGGTAATTCGTTGTGGTTTCATGAAGATTAAATAGACGGTCAAAATATTCATCCATTCCAATACTATTGCGGGTGATTCTTTCCATCAGAGCAGGAAGATCCGCAGCAGTATACCTTGTGAGGTTGGTCATTATGGTAGCTCCTTTAAAAGCGAGTTTGTGTTTTGTGGACCCTTACGGCATCCGTATATAATTATAACACTTCACATAAAAAAGGCGGGTGTAAAACCCGCTCTTTTTCATTCGGCATCCTCTACCTTTTTCTTTTTAGCACCAATATTATACTTGGTTTCCAGAATCCAGTCCCCCTTATCCTTATAAGCAAGAACTTTGATTTGATTCAAAGGGGCGATGTCTTGAATCTTTTTGACATCTACAATCTCAATCAGACCCCAATCAGCAAGAAGTTGGGCGATACGATTGCGGCGCTGAACATCATTCACAGTTAGGTTAGCGTGTTTGCCATCCAGAGCAAACAATTCCTTAAAGTGAACGAGATAATATCTACCTTGCTTGTGTAGAATATGACAAGACTGATAGATTTTTTTTTCCTTTCTTGAAGCAACTCCGATTCGGGTCAAAGTCTCACGAACTTTCAAAAAGTCATCTGGTTCATTCAGAATGACTTCCACCATTTGATCGGGCGTCCACTTCACTTCAGGTTCTTGAACGACACTCATTTTGTTCCTCCAGTTTCAAATTTCGATTTTATAAAATTAAGTTGTTCTTTAGTAAGAATCCTCAAAGATTGTTTTGCCTTTTCATTACTAAAACCATAGTAACGTTTAACATAATCAAGGTCTTTGATTTTATCTTGACGGAGCCAGGGAGAAAATCTCTTCTTTTTCCTCAGACTATTTATAAAAAAGTCATATTGCATCTTCTTCGGGAGAAAATGATATTGATTCATTTCATTCGCAAACATAATACAATCAATGTGCCCAGAGAGACAGCGATTGATAATATAAGGTGCATATTCCTTCTCAAGCGAAGGATCTTCGTCAATCAGATGGTTCTTCGTCTGATTGATCGAGTTTAACCAGTCCTTCAATTCCATAATTAAAAAGCAAGAGTTCTTTACGTTGTTTTTGCTCACGCATATATTCGCCAACAGAACGCATCGTATAAGTTAGATCAAACTCAGCAGCGTTCCAGTTTTTAAAGCGATCTTTTACAAGTTGATCAGAATTATAACTTACCAACTGGTCCATATCGTTAGCATCGCAGTCAGCAGCAAACTTATCGTGATCAAATCCTTTGTGCATTGATCCTTTACGCCCATAGAGATTATCCTTAATGTCATAAGGAGGATCGAGATACATAAAAGCACCCTTGTTTCCATCCATCAGATAATCATACGAATAATTAGTTATACGCCAATGCGATATTAGTTTAGAATACGAAGGCAGTTTTTCGATCCCTCGCATTGAGAAGTTGGCATTGGAGGCTTGTGGTGAAAATGATGAACTCTCCGTGAGACCACTGAAACTGCACTTATTGACAATATAGAAAGCCACAGCACGATCAAGACTGGGCAAACTCTGGTCATTGATCTTCTCCTTACTTGTGAGGAACAGTTCTTTTGCGGATTCTGGATTATTGTGGGTCGATTTAAGATCTACCAGTTTATCCTTTAAGTCAGAACCAAACATCTGGAGTTGCTGCCAGAAGTTTACAAGAGGTTCATAAAGATCATTCACCCAAATATCTAGGTAAGGATATTTTTTAGTGATATGAATCGCAACACTTCCACCACCAAGAAATGGTTCTCGGAACTCATCATAGTTGCGGAGGTCTGGAAAGTAAGAATCCATCTTGACGCAAGCACGGGACTTACCACCAGGATAGCGTAACGGTGTTTTAAGAGACTTCATAATCTTTAGGATGATACTTCAAATACTCTCTAAAAGTGAGTTTCATTTCTTTCTGCGTCATACCACAATGCTTTGCGGCAGCAGGAACGGTCATTTTAGCACGAAAGAGACCTTCATTTGCCTCCTTTACATTTTCTGGAGTTGTTTTTACAGGAACATCATAAAGAGATGCCTTATCAATTTTGAGCAGACCCATTTACACACCTCACAACAATTTGAGTATCTCTAGTTGCTTCTGCCATCTCACGATATCCAGTCCCAACATAAATTTGACCGCCAACTACAGCAACAGCACAGGCACCCCAAAAGATATAATACCACTTGGATTTGACCTGATGTTGCTTTTTCAGTTCATCAAGTTCTTCGTGAATATCTTGATGATGAAACCTCAATGGTTTTTGTATCAGTGCTTTAAGTTTCTTGTTTTTCATTTGAATTCACATTCAACCATTACTTCAGTTAGGCAGGCAAGCATATTTATTTCTTGGTCTGCTACGAAAGCACTCTGATACTGATACTTAGCAAGCACAAGCACAGCAGCAGGAATACTATTGTTTTCAAGGGCGCTGTAAAGAGCATCATAAATACGGCGCAACAATACAGTAGTATCATTGTCCATATTAGCCACCACCCACTTCCGAACTTCAGGGAAGTTCTTTTCTTTAAGGTTTTGAAGGAGATCATTTACAGCGATGTCCGAGAAAGCAGCAAGAATTCCTGAGTCAATTTTGCCCCCCACACTGTACCGTTGACACTCGTTGAGGACTCGTCGCCAATCGGGGAAGTGCTTATTGATAAGTTCTGCAAGTACTCTTTGATCGAATTCGACGCCTTCCGCATCCAAGATGTTTTGTAGACGCTTGAAGAAGGATCCTGCCAATGCGGTTTTTTCTTTTCCTTTGATGGAGAAGTCAATGACGGCACATCGGGAGTGGAGGGGTTCGATGATTTTGTTTTTGTAGTTGCAGGTGAAGATGAATCGGCAGTTGCCAGCAAACTCCTCAATAAACGCCCGTAGGAGGAGTTGTACGTCGTTCCCTGTGTTATCTGCCTCATCAATAATGACGACTTTGTGTTTAGCATCTGACGAAAGCGATACGGTCGAAGCGAAGTTTTTCGCATTGTTTCTGACAGTATCGAGGAATCTACCCTCGTCGGATCCATTGATGACATAAACATCTACTCCCAATTCATTACAGAGTGCTTTTGCGACTGTAGTTTTGCCGATACCAGGAGGACCAGCAAGTAGCATATTTGGAATTTCACCTTTATTTAGAAAGTCCTGAAAAGTCTTCTTGGTGCTTTCAGGAAGAATACAATCTTCAATTGTCTTTGGGGCATACTTTGCTACCCACAAAAAATCACTGTTCATAATTTATACCCAATCAGGTTTTTTCAATTCACAGGTAGGAACAATTTCCCACCATTCAGTCCCATCAAAAATATACAACTTATGCGTATCTTTGTCAAGGAAAATGTCGCCTTTATTGTATTTCATACCCATTCGGGTTTACGTTCTGGCATACGAAGATAGTTACTCGCAACCCAAGGTTTAGAAGCAATATACATTTTGTAAGCAGTAAATGTATCAATACTATCATCAAACTTCCACTCTTCAGGCATTGCCCGAGCAAATGGAGTTACACTAGTAATCTTCCCCTTTGGAAAAATGTAATAAGCATCTACAAGAGTCTTATAACACGAATGGACTTTACCATAACGCATTGTATATTCATCACACAAATTCATTCCCCACTTAATCAGCCAATAGGCATTGTGGATACTATCCATTGCCCATTTGGTACAGGGATGATTACGAAACGCACCCTTTTCAGTTCTGTAGGGAGTGTTATCAGTCTTGTACAAAGGACCATAGTTATGACCCCATTTTTCAGATGCCACGATGGAAAGCATTTGACAGCATTCCAATGGCATCTTGACGATGTGCTTATCGGGAAGACAAATTGCACTTTCTGCAGGAAATGGCGATGTGACAAATATATTCATCAGAAACAATACTTGTTTACGTAGTATAGCACCCTTTCTGGTTTATCTTCCAGATAGTATGCTTCAGTTTCATAAACATAATATCCGTTTTTACTTGCCTTTACAGACCTAACAACATCATTAAGTTTATATTGGTCTAATGTTGCATCATCAATTTTGAGAGGTTTTTTCCTACACGCTTGGGCAACGTGAACTGCTTCGTGATAAACAGTTTCATTAATATAGTGTTGTACAGGGCTTATACTATTTTTAATATTATTTGTGCAGATTATGAATTTTGGACCATCTATTCCACCAAAAACTTCTTTATTTCTACAATATGCAGAATTTTCTAGGACCCTATAATTTTTTAGCATAATCTTGCTCATTATCTCCTGCCCAATAGGAGTCAAATAAAGTAGAAATTCCATCACTCAAATGAGGAGTCGGGTTCCAAAGCAATATAATAACAAAGGTTGTATTTGGGATTCGTAAACTGCGACAGAAGTTTAGAAGACACTACCACGTCATAAGCACCAGGAATAATCTTGATGTTTTCTACCTTGAAGTTGAAAGTGAATTCTTTATCGGTCTCACCAACCACAATGGCATATTCGTTCGAAGTATCATTCTTCTTATCACGAACCACCAGTTTGATAACACCATTCTCACCAACCGCAGAAAGGTCGGGGAGTTGATACACTGCTGCTGCCTTGACCAGTTTTTCCAAAGAAGTGCTGTCCAGTTGGAAGCAAACATCTTGAGAAGGCAGTTGAATGTCCTTATCAGGCGGAGAGATAATCACATTCGGGTCGGCAAAGAAATACTTCACACGACGCTTACCTTCTTTGATGCTCAAGTGGGAATCTTCAGTAAAATCAAGGTCGGGGTCTTGATGAAGACTCAAACCATTCAGAAACTGGTTCAGGTCATAAATCGCAAAGTCACGGGGAAAATCTTCAGTAATTTCTGCTTCGGCAAGAATGTTTTTGGCAACAGAAATCGTGCGGAGACGATTACCTTGCTTCACAAGAATAGAGTTGTTGATGCCAGCAAAGTTCTTAAGGAGAGCAAGGGTATTGTCAGAGAGTTTCATAGTTTTGTTAGGGAGTTTCATAATCAACGGAATTCGGTCAGACCATTATCTTTACGGGAATAATGTTTGTCAAAGTGAAGCAGTAGCATAGCATAGTGAATAACTTTCATCAAGTCACGCTTATTGCGTCCATCTTTATCACCATAGCGACTACCATACTTAAGGATATTCGCCTGACAAAAACCTGCTGCCAGTTTCTTTGCTGCCATCAGATCAATTGTTTGAATGTCATCATAACCAGATTCATCGCCACAATAATGACCGTGATAAGTGCTGGTCACATAATCCTCAACATCCTTGAGAATTTTATCTTCGTTATATTTCCAGAGATGATTTTTGTTATCAGGCATAGTAATAGTAAAGGTTGAATCACTCATAAGGGGAAGGCACATTTTTACCTCCCCCAATTATATCAGAAAGGGGCGGGTTGGTCAATATATTCTACAGTCATTTCAGGAGCAGTAGAAGGCATCTGGAAGTCGGCATCAATCTTATCATAAAGTTCCAAAAACGATTGCTTGGTCTCATCATCGAATCGTGCGGTACAAACGTCAATCGCTTTTGCTTTGTTACCAAAGATGCTGTAGGCACGGATGATATGAACCAAGCGGCGAGTGCTGATGATTTCCTCAATACCACCATCGTAGAATGTCTTACGAATCACGTCCGCCCAATCAACCAGACGCTTACAGAAGTCGCGGTCTTCAACACCAAGATCCAGAGCGATACCCTCAAGAATCTTCTGTTCTGTCGCAGGAGCAGGATACGCTTGCTCAAAGGTCACAGGGAAACGCTCAAGGAATGCTTCATTCAGCACATTGGTGCCAATGAAACGCCCATCATCACTACCTTTACCTTTGGTGTTAGCGGTAGCAATCACGTTGAAACCAGCAGCAGGTTTCACGAAACGACCAATCTTCTTGAGGAAAACACCTTTACCCTCCAGAACAGATTGCAGACACAGAATCTTATTAGAAGCAAGGTCAATCTCATCCAGAAGCAGAATCGCACCACGCTCCAGTGCTTCAATCACGGGACCGTTATGCCACACAGTAGCACCGTCAACAAGACGGAATCCACCAATAAGATCGTCTTCATCAGTCTCAATAGTAATGTTTACACGAATCATTTCACGTTTGAGTTGAGCACAAGCTTGCTCAACCGAGAACGTTTTACCGTTACCCGAAAGACCCGTAATGAACGTAGGGTAAAAGATACGGGACTGAATAATTTTTTTAAGATCGTTAAAGTTACCAAACTTGACGAAGGTATCATCTTTATCAGGAATAAGGTTTTGTTCCACAGCAGGGAGGGCGGCAGGTGCTTGATATGCCTGCTCCATTTTACCAACAACACTAGGAGTCACTTCCAGATTCCAACGACCACGACCAGTCTTATAGTCTTCCAGGCGGCGGGTCACGGTCTGATAATTCAGACCACGAGAAGCACAGAAACCTTTTAGGTCACCAGTGGTAACTTCGGAACCATACAGTTCTTTAATAGACTCAATCAGTTGAGCGTCATTCACGGCAGACTTGCGAGGCATGATGTAGTTAGGTGTGTTTGTTAACTGAAGTTATTATAACAGCAAAAAGGGGGTTGTAAAACCCCCGTTGTGCCAGTTTCAGAATTGGACCTGGCGGTTTCGCAATTCATTCAAATAATCCTCACTAGCAATATGAGGAGTGTATCCGGGATAAAACTGGTTTACAACGGCAGTAATTCCCATTGCAGTAATAGCACTATCGCACTTTACCCAGACTTGTTTTGTATCAGATTTGACAACGTGGTCAAATGGAAATTTAGATTTCATTTTTCAACTGTAAATGTTTTGTTCTTAACTTTAGTATCAAACTCACCAGTTCTACCTGGTTTCATACCACCTATTTTAACATTCTTTCCTTTACCTGGCCAAGAGGTCTTTGAAGTACCTTTAAGAGTTGATTCTCCACCCCCCTTACGCTGAATCAATACAGAATCTTGGTCATATTTTTTACCAAGTTTTTCAATTGCCTTTTTAAACTTTCTCTTACCTTTTTTACCAGGAGTAATGATATGAGATTTTTCTCCCACCTTTTTTTCTTGAGGAGTTCCTGGATTTTCAGTATATCTTCCAGCAACCTTAGTAGGACCAGGAAGACCAGCACCTCTTACATCTTTTTCAAGTTGTTTTGAACGTGCTTTGTTTTCTGCTTTTGATTTGTCTCCTCTCTGAGCAGACATAATTGCCATACCACCTTTTTTTGACTTGCCCATTACACGAGTAAGAGAAGTCTCTTGGATAGAATAACATTCTACCACAAATTCTTGAAATGTTTTCATCTTATCCTAATGTGGGTTTCTTTTTAGAAGACTTAGGGGTTGAAGCAGGTCTTTCAAATTTAGTTCCGTCCTGAACTAATCCGTCACCATCACGATCGGATGCATTTTCATTAAAACCCTCTTCTGGAGCAGGTGCTGGTTCTTGAAATAAGTCTGTAAATCTACTCATTGCCTTTATTGAGTTCTATAAAAATATTTATCAAGCCACAAGTTCCACAAACTCTCCAAGAATCTTTTTATTCATTTTTTTGGACTTGAGACTCTTAGCAAAAGCAGACTTGATTTGAGTCTTGGTCGCATCTTCAGCAACTTCAAACTCTGTATCTTGAGAAAGTGCAGTTGCAGAAAGACCAAAATAAGAATGGTAACCAGATTTTTTAATCGTGAATGCCTTTTCTTTTTTCCAAGCACTCATCGCTTTTTCAAGGTCTGGACCATAATAACCACAATATCGACGAATAAAGTTACCAGCGTCACGACCTTCCAGAACACGAATACCGATGAAGTTGATATCAGCAAACTTGTCCCGCAGGTTACGAAGGAAAATATCAGTAATTTGATGCCATTCACAATCCAAAGAATAGGTGTTTCCAGTCTTACGGTCACGCAAGAATGAACCAAACCCAATGCCAGCAGTTCCCATAAAAGGACCATCTTCCCATTGACGCTTCACTTCGCGGTGATATTTAATACCACAAGCTTCACCATCAGTCAGAACAACACATTGGACTTTCTGAAGTTTATTTTCCTTCTGGAACTTGGGTAGAATCTGATGAAGAGAAATCATTGCCTCATTCAAAGGAGTTGCTGAGAGAGAAAGACCCAAAGGAATCTGATAAGAAGTGTAGCAGTTACGCCCAAACGAATAAGCAAGGCGGAAGATGTTCTTCATCTGCTCCTCCAGATTCTTACCATTCACTTGACTGGTCAGCAGGTTCATCATTGAAAACCATTCACCAACTTGAATCAAACCATCTTTCTTCTGATAAGCAAGTTCACGCATATTTGCCTTACCATTTTCGTCATAAGAAACCAAAGGATACTCAGTCGTGAAGGCATAAACCTCAAACGGAATCGCAACCTTCTTACAGAACCAGATAAGGTTGAAGAGTTGCTTGACGGTATCCAGCATCACATCACACATTGAACCAGACCAGTCCAGAACAAACACCAGACCGTGATTCTTACCGTTTGCGAGTGTCGTAACCTTCTTGAAGAGGTCTTCGTTGTATTTGTAGGTATGAAGTTTAGAGCAGTCCAGAACACCAGTGCGAGCAGTCGTAGCACGGGCATAGGAATCTGCCGCCTTACGACACTCAAACTCTTTCACCAGATAGTTCACTTCTTTCTGTGCCGAACGCTTGAACTCTACAAACTGTCGATCAACTTCACCAAAGAGATCTTCATACTTATATCCAGTATTTTCCGAATAAGAGTCCCAAGATTCTTTACAATTAGAATGAATCTGGGCATTCGGAACAATCACTTTTTTCAGATCAAGTTTAGGGAGTTCCAGATAGACATTTTCAGGACCACTATTGTTAACAAGATCTTTCAGTGCCTCTTCAAGAGACTCCATCGTCTTGACTTCAGGTTCCTCATTTTTCTCACCACCCATTTCTGGGGTGGTTTCACCCTTTTCTTGAGTAGTTTCATCAGAGGTGGGAGCACCTTCAGAATCATTATACTCAGATTGGTCGTTATCACCCCCCTGCTGGTCAGTAAAATCAGAAGCAGGTTGGTTGTTAGCACCACTCTGTTGAGACTCAAGATTGTCCAGAGAGATCTTGGTTTCTTCCTGTTGCTTCTGCTTACAGTACTTATAAAGTGCTTCTGCAGCATTCAGCACATCAGTAAAGGTTTCAGTATCAGCAATCAGATTGATAATTTCAGTCTCTTCACCACGCTCAATAGGAATATCAATATAGTTTCCAATCTTGAACCACAGGTTTGCACGGTCGGCAAGGTTGTAAGTTTCCAGTTTATCATCACCAATCTGGAAGAAATCATCATCGGCAAGTTCCTTATAACCAGCATAGAAAGTCTTGGCGAGACCAGCGTAACGACGCTTCATCAGTTTCTCAATGCGAGCATCCTCTACCACATTCACAAACTGTGGAGGAACTTTTACCTTCTCCAACCAGTCCTCATCAGGTGTATAGAGAGCGTGTCCGACCTCGTGCCCCACCAGAAGGTCATAGACGGTGTTGCTGGCACGTTCCCACATTGGCAGGGTCAGCACACGAGTATGCACATTAAAGCAGGCAGTCTCCACCTTCTTGTGCTCAACCACAAGGTCTTCGGTGGCAAGAAGTTTAGCAAGTTGGGACTTGATTTCGTGGCGGACAGTCATTTGATTTGAATCGTATGTGTATATGATACAAAAGAACCTCCCTTTTTGGGGGAGGTCATGTGCCGCTTCTTGAAGTGGCTCAGTCGTGCCTTTGCTTGTCGGAGTGCTTGCGGTTTCAGTTTCCGCTTCTGCTCCTTCTTGGAATGGTGGTAGCGGTTGGGGACTTGCATTACTCTTGTGCTTGTGAGGACATCATACGCGAAAAACCTTTGACTTTCTCGAACCGTAGGACAGTTTCAAATTTGTCATGTAGGTCTGCCTTATGAGAAATCACAAAGATATTAGCATCCTTAATCACATAACGAATAATCTTAAGAAACTCATCAGTTCCAAATCCATCAAGTGAAGAATCAAAGACCTCATCCATAATCAGCAGATTAGTATTGACGGAGTTCTTGACTCTCGCAACTTCTCTCCAAGTAAAGAGTAGGGCAAGGTCAATTCTCATTTTTTCACCCTCACTAAAAGAACTATAAGAAAAGTCTTCGTGAATGGGTGACTTTACCGTTTCGTTGAATTCTTCATCAAGATGGAAGTTAATATAAAAATCCATCATCTGAAGATAACGATTCACCTGCTGATTTATGAACGGAAGATACTTCTTGATTATCTTCGTTTTTACACCATCATCCTTGAGTAAGGAATAGGCAAAATCGTAATAAACGATTTCTTCTTTTTTCTTTGAAAGGTCTTCGAATGTTTTTTGGAGATTGGTTTGAAATTCTTCTAACTTCTCATGCTCAGTATTTCTGTTTGCAAGGTTTTGGGTAATAATTTGAATTTCAGATTCAAGGTCTCGGATTTGTCTCTGGTTGAGGGAAACCCGAGTATTGTTTTGAGAAATCTCATGGTTGAGTTTCGTAATCTCCTTGGATAGAACTGTGAATTGACGCTCTCTCTCCTGTTCTAACTTTATAGTCTCCTCAAGTTCCTGAAAACCTTTCTGGAGTTCCTTTGCCTTATTTTGAGCGTCTATAATTCTATTTAACCGAAACTCTTCTTCTATAGTCTGGGTACAAGTAGGGCAGACCGTATTTTCTGTAAAGAACTTATGTTCTTTGGTAATCGCAGATACTTTCTGCGAGATCTTACCCTTCAGATTGTTAAGTTTTACTAACTTATCAGCAGACCCAATGACTTCTTCCTGTTCCTTCGTATATTTAAAAATA